ACTCTACCGAGTGGAAGTTGGTTGTGGGCGTTTTGGATATGGTATCCGGTCGTCTGCTTGTGGGTAAATCCATAGTCCCACCTATTTCGCATTACTTAACTTATAAGGTAATTTATGGAACTAAAAGACAGTAAAACAAAAGACAATTTAAGAGCAGCTTTCCAAGGTGAAAGTGAAGCAAATAGAAGATACTTATATTTTGCTCAAAAGGCAGACATTGAAGGTGCAAATGAAGTAGCACAAGTATTCAGGTCAACTGCTGAGGGTGAAACAGGCCACGCACATGGTCATTTAGAATATTTGGAAGAAGTCGGTGACCCAGCAACAGGTGAACCTATGGGAAGTACCGAACAAAATTTGAAATCAGCTATTAAAGGTGAGATACATGAATATACAGATATGTATCCAGGTATGGCTAGAACAGCAAGAGATGAAGGCTTTGATGAAATTGCAGATTGGTTTGAAACATTAGCAAAGGCTGAAAAGTCACACGCTGGTAAGTTTCAAAAGACGCTTGACAATTATAATGCTGGATAGTATAATATACAGAACATTAGATTGGTTGATACCAAAGCTAGAAAAGTTTAGAGAGTGGATGATTAAAAGGTCACTTCCTAAAGGTGAGAGTGTACATGAGTGGGCAAAGAAAAATGCCAAACGAAAGTAAAACTCTTATAAATAATAATGATACCGATTATACAGGTAACACAAATACGAAATACGATTAATACAAGGAGAAAAATATGGATTTCGATACATTAAAAAGCTCGTCAAGTAACTTTGACAAACTCACAAAGGCTCTGGAACAAAACCTAAATCCAGAAGACCAATCAAACAAAAACAAATATCAGGACGATAGATTTTGGAAACCTGAGATGGACAAAACAGGTAACGGTTATGCTGTTATCAGATTTTTGCCTGCTGTATCTGGTGAAGATATGCCATGGCAAAGAGTTTGGTCTCATGCCTTCCAAGATAAAGGTGGCTGGTATATTGAGAACTCATTAACAACTTTAGGCCAAAAGGATCCTGTGTCAGAAGAAAACACAAGATTATGGAATACAGGTGTTGATGCTGATAAAGAAATTGCTCGTAAGAGAAAAAGAAAACTCTCTTATTACAGCAATATCTATGTCGTAAGTGACCCAAAACATCCAGAAAACGAAGGCAAAGTATTTCTTTATAAGTTTGGTAAGAAAATCTTTGACAAGATTACGGAAGCGATGCAACCAGCATTTGAAGATGAAACACCAATTAATCCATTTGATTTTTGGAAAGGTGCAAACTTCAAATTGAAGCTTCGTAAAGTTGATGGATATTGGAACTATGACAAGTCCGAGTTTGAGGGTGTTTCGCAGATTGCAGAAACAGACGACCAAATCAAAGCGATTTGGAGTAAACAGTACCCTCTAAAAGACTTTGTTGACCCAAGCAATTTTAAGACCTATGATGAACTCAAAGAGAAACTGAATAGGGTTATTGCAGGCGGACAACGAAGCACGGAAACTGTGGAATCGGCAGACCTCCCGCCTAGCCAACCACAGGCTCCAATGAAAAGTGCTGAAGTCGCTCTACCAAAGTCAAGTGATGTGATGGATTCAGATGATGATGATACACTAGACTACTTTAGTAAATTGGCTGAGGAAGAGTAAATCTCTCCGCTTCAGGTAAACTTTAGCCCACCTACCGAAAGGTAGGTGGGTTTTTTATTGGAATAACATATAAATAGTCATATGGCTAAGACAATATTTGACCCATTAGTAGATTTACAAAATAATAAATTGCGTAGTGCCTCATGGTATAGAAACGCAGTTTCCCTTATTGCCGATAGAATAAGTCGTAGAAAATTGATGTCCGAAGGCAGATTAAATGCACGACCTAGTATAGGCCGTATGAATATGTTTGTCTATGACCCTAAATATAAACAAACTTTACCTTTTTATGATACATTTCCTTTAGTGTTACCACTAGAGCCAATAAGAGGTGGGTTTATGGGATTGAACTTTCATTATTTACCTTACCCATTGAGATTTAGATTATTAGAGAGATTACAACAATTTACTACAAACAATAAATTTGATAGTACAACAAAATTGTTAGCGAGTTATGATGATGTTAAGAGTATTAATTTAATCAGACCAGCAATTAAGAAATATTTGTATAGTCATGTACAGACAGAATTTAGAAGAATTGATGCAGACGAAATGGCTATCGCAGTATATTTACCAGTAGCAGACTTTAAGAAAAGAAGCATTGGTTCTGTATTTGCTAATAGTAGAAAGAAAATATAATGGCCAGTCCAAAATTAGGTGACCCAACAGATTTTAGTTATAGAGTAAAAAAAGTAACAAAAGTGGTAGACGGTGATACTATTGATGTAACATTAGATATGGGATTTGATATTCTATATCAACAAAGAGTTAGACTATTTGGTATAGATACACCAGAGAGTAGAACAAGAGATAAAGAAGAAAAGAAGTATGGTTTATTATCTAAATACTTCCTGAAAGACGCATTATCAAATGGTAAAAAGATTATCATTAAAACTTACAAAGGTGATGAAACAGGTAAGTTTGGTAGAATTTTAGGTGATGTGTGGATAGACGGTAAATCTATAAATCAAACAATGTGTGATAAAGGTTATGCAGTTGCATATTATGGACAAAATAAAAGTTTAGTTGAAGAAGCACATTTAAAAAATAGAAAAAGATTAGCTAACAAGGTAAAATAAAATGGATTGGGTTTATGCTATTATAGAAAAATATTCAAGCAAGTTAAATGTTTGGGCATGGCACAAGCGTTGGTCTAATAGAGAAACAGGAACGGGATATGGCAATACTAAGAGGCGGTAGAAGAATAGGTCCTTTTGATATAAGACTTGGTCTTCCGAGAGATAGGTCTTTAGATGATGTAGAAGGCGACCCAAGGTTAAAACGAACACAAGGTGGTAATCCTGAATCTACAATTGGTAGAGTTATGGGTGCAATTGCACAAGGTGAGGGTTTTGCCAAGCCTAATAGATTTCTAGTTGACTTTATTGCACCACAAGGTGTAAATTATAACACAAGTGCAGCTAACGAAGTTTTAATCTACGAAGAAGTAAAAAACTCCACTTATGGTTTTCAGATGAGTGAAGAAACAGAAACCAGAAGAGGTCTTAGAGCATTTTGTGAAACTATTGAAATGCCAGGTAGAAATTTAAATACTACAGATTTTAGAACATATGGTCCAAAAAGAGAAATAGTTTATGGTCATAGTTTTTCAGGTGAAGTAACAGCCACCTTTTATACCGACAAGTTTTTAAGACAAAGAAGTTTCTTTGAATTATGGCAAGGTGCAGCTTTTGATTCAGGTACTAACAATGTTCACTTCTATGATGAATATGTTGGTGCAATTAGAATATATCAATTAGGTGCTTTTGCAGCTGAGAATGATAGAGATAGAATTTCTTACGGTGTACATTTATATGAATGTTTTCCAAAAGCTATAAATGCAGTAAATTATAGTCAAGGTGCAAATGATGAGATACAAAAAGTATCAGTTACTTTTGCATTTAGAAATTGGCAAAACTTAACACTTGACCAAGTGGGTGCATATACAGTAGGTGGTGGATTTAAAGCACCTACAATTACACAACAAGATAGAGGTTTGATTGGCAACTTAATAAATAAATTGCCGCCTGAACTGAGAAGAGCAGGCCGTGATGTAGTTAATGTTGTTAAACAAAGAGTACCAATAGGTGCGGTGACTGGTGGAAAAGTATTCCCACCATTCTTATAATATAAAAAAAGGAGTAAATTATGGCATTACCAGTAGCCAATACGGCGAAATATGAATTGACTTTGCCATCACAACAGAAAACAGTTTCTTATAGACCTTTTCTTGTAAAAGAAGAAAAGATTTTATTAATGGCCATGGAATCAGGTAACGCTGGTGAAATGTTAAACGCTGTTAAAGACATTGTTAAGAATTGTACTTTTGGTGAAATCGTTGCTGAAGATTATCCTATGTTTGACATTGAATATGTATTTTTACAAATTCGTGCCAAGTCAGTTGGTGAGATAGCAAAAATTAAAGTGTTATGTCCTGACGACAAAAAAACATATGTTAATACTGAAGTAGATTTATCAAAAGTAGAAGTTTATGTTGATGATGACCACGCTAATAATGTAATACTTGATGAGAGTAGAAAATTAGGAGTTGTTCTGAAATATCCTTCATTGAAAGATGTCAATGAGAATATGATGACAGGTAAAATCAAACTTGATGAAATGTACGATATGATTACCAACGCTATTGAAACAATATACGAGGGTGAGAAAGTATATCAAGCAAAAGATAGTACCAAAGAAGAACTTAGAGAATTTGTAGATAATTTAACGGCAGAACAAATGAAGAACTTAAATAAGTTTTACAATACAATGCCTAGGTTAGAACACAAAATCGAAGTAGAAAATCCTAAAACAGGTGTGAAGAGCGAAGTCGTTTTGAAAGGTCTGGCCGATTTTTTCGGATAGCCCTCTCACATGATAATTTAACAAATTATTATGAAACGAATTTTGCATTGATGCAACATCATAAATATTCTTTAAGTGAATTAGAGAATATGCTACCATGGGAGAGGGAAATCTATATTAGTCTGTTAGTGAATTACCTCAAAGAAGAAAAAGAGCGTAGAGAACGAGAAAAACGGAGATAATATGGCGGAAGAACCGATTAAAAAGACAGTTAATATCGACTTAGAAGTTGATACATCTGTTAAGGACTTAGGTCCTAACCCCTATGCTAAGTTAATACATTTAGCAAGGGCAGTTGATTCTTGGAGAATATTTCCAAGAGTATTCATTTCAACATACATTTACCTATTATACAAAGTAGTAATTTGGTATATGAACATTCCTGCTCCTACTATGGAACAAAGTGGGCTAGTCAGTATCGTAGTTGGTGCTGGTGCGGCTTGGTTTGGTTTATACACAGGCAGTAGAGCAAAATCAGATAATAAGAAGTAATTAAATGGCAACTGAACTAACACTTAAAGACCAATCAGTAATAGAAATAGGTAAAGAAATAGGCGATAGAGTAGGTGAATTTCAATCTGCTGGAACTGCCTTAGTACCGGCTAATCAAATGGCACCGGC